TTGCCCAGGGTCAGCGTGAAAAGCGCCGGGAGCACGTCGTTGTTGACGATCCAGACCGACTTGCCGAACGAGCCAGGGGGCAAGCGCGAGATCATCTTGGCCAGGTTCTGGGCCAAGAGCGTCTGCGTGGCCTGACCCGACTCCTTGGCCACGGTCACCGTGGTGGCGTTGCTCATGCAACCGACCGGCAGTCCAGTGCCCGAGCCAAACAGGATCGACTCGTTGGTCTTCCAGCGAATGGAGGTGGCGATCTTGTCGGGCAGGTAGGTCGACAGGGCATTGGTGTCGTCCAGCAACTCGTCGGTCACCGGCACCAGGGCCATGAGCTTTTTGAGGCGAAGGGTCGACAGGCCCAGCACCGGCTTGGTACCGATGGCAGAAGCCGCTTCACCTTGCCAGTAGGCACGGATGCCGTTGGTACCCCAGGGCGTGGTCTCGTCCTTGGGGAAGGCCATGGTGTTGCCCGTGATCTCCACGTTGTCGGTCATGGGCAACAGGGAGTCCTCGCCCAGAGACAACTGGAAGATTTCCTGGGCGAACTGAGGCGGCACCAGAAAGCCGCCGTCCTGGGCCGAGCCTTCATTGCCGAAGGTGGCAGGAGCCACAGCGTTTCGGCCCGAGCCGATCAGGAGGCGCTCATCAATGGAAGCACCGGGGTTTTGCGCCTGGCGCACGGTCTTGAGGAAGTCGCCCACACTCTTGAAGCCGTGCTTGGGGTCAGCGGCGGCGTTATCCACCACCGTGATCACGGAGGCCGTGGTCATTTGCGAAGGGTGGTTCATCTGCGCCTCTTCGGCAATCAGGGCAGCTTCACGGTCAATGGCTGCTGAAGTTGCTTCGATCTTGGCCTTGAGGGCTTCGAAGGCTGCAACCTCTTCGTCGTTCATGTCGCGCTGCTCGGCGGCAGCGATGTCGGTCAGGGCGCGTGCGTCCTTGACCAGGGTGGCTTTGCGAGACTGAAGCTCGCGCAATTGCTTGCTCATTGGTTTATCTCCAGAAATGAAAAAGCCGCCTGGTCGAAATGACTCAAGGCGGCGACAGGGATCACGACCAACGGGTCGCAGGGGGGGGGAGCAGCCCTCAACGGAGGGCTGCAAGGAAAAGGGTTGAAGTCAGACCAGCATCAAACCAGTGCGAGAGCGTCCCGCGCCTGTTTCAGGCGGGAATGGCTTTTCTGAGGCTGGCTGCGAACGGCATTGCCTGTGACCTTGGCCTGCATACGGGCCAGAACATCGTCGAAGGATGCGATGCCATCGACCATGCGCTGCGCCAAGGCAGCATCAGCTCCGAGCACCCGGCCTTCGCCCATGCCGTTTCGGACATCGTCGACCGACACGCCCCGGCCAACAGCCACAGCCTGGATGAAAGCGTTGTAGTAGTCGTCCACGCGGGACTGCATGAAGGCCTGGGCCTGCGGGTCCAGCGGCACATAGGGGTTGCCCTCAACCTTGAACTTGCCAGCCGAGATCAGGGTGGGTTTGACGCCTTCTTCTTCCAGCGCTTTGGAATAGTCAAAGTGCGCCTGCCACACGCCAATGGAGCCCACCTCACCTCCAGGGGTCACGTAGAACTCACTGGCAGAGCAGCCAATCCAGTAAGCCGCCGAGGCAGCCAGGCTGTTGGCCACGGCCACCACGGGTTTCTGGGCTCGCGCCTTGACGATCTCCGAGGCCAGTTCGGCCACGCCGTAAACGCTGCCGCCGGGGCTGTCGATGTCGATCAGGATCTGGCCCACCGTGTCGTCGGTCAGGACCTGGCGCAAGGCTGAGGTGAATTGCTGGGTACTGGTGCTGCCGGGGCCGGAAATGTCATCGACCATATTGCCCCGCTGGGTGACCACGCCATACAAAGGCAGCACGGCAATGCCAGAGCCCGCATTGGCGGCAGCCATCTGTTTACGGGTATCGCGCAGCACCCGCTCCGACTGGATCTGGAACATCGCTTCGTCAGTTGGCGGCTCGCCCGCAGACCAGCGGGTCAAGACCCCGGCCATGGCCTGCAGGCGCTCGGGCATCAGAGCCCAGGGGGTGGTCAAAAATTCAGAGAGCAGAAGTTGTCTGTTCATTTGTGTATTCCCAATTGAATGAGGGACCGGGACAGCGCCGGTTCATCCTCGAGTGATGGAGCGCCCTGCGCCCAGTCCTGCACGGCCGATGGAGGCTGGCTGAAGGTCTGGGCGATCAGGTTGATTTCGTTGGAGCCCAGGGCCCCTTTTTTGCAGATGCGACGGGCCAGTCGCTGGGCGTTGGACTCGACCAGCTTTCGAAGGCGCAGGCTCAATTGCTGGTCTGGTTCAGGACTGTCATCGGTGTCGGCATCCTGAGATTCGATTTCCGCATCCTCTGCATCCTCTTCTTCCACCATGTTCAGCGGCCGCAGCGGTTGATCGAGCCCTGCGATCGGGTTGAGGTTTTCTGAAATGCGGGCCTCGTTGCGGGTGAGCCAGCCGTTCTGGATGCCGCTTTGGTAGTACGCCGAGCGGCTGGCCGCATCCCCTCGCATCAGATTGGCAAAGTCAAACTCGATCTCCAGGGCGTCTCCATCTGGGAGTAGGTCAGATTCGATGGATGCTTCCCAGCGCTCTGCCCAGGGCGTCATGGTGTGCATGACGAATTCCAGGCTTTGCTGCTCGATGTTGGAAAACGTTGCCCGGTCCAGATCCGCAATCATGTGTGGCGGCACTCTGAACAATCGGGCGATGTCCGTGATCTGGAATTTGCGCAGCTCCAGGAACTGTGCGTCCTTGTTCGTGACGCCCACCTCATGGAACTTCATGCCGTTCTCAAGCACCAGGACCTTGCCCCGGTTCGATCCGGACTGAGCAGCCTGGTAAGACTCCCGAAACACCCGCTTGGCCTCCGGGTCCTTGAAGTTGCCTGGGAACTCGATCCAGCCCCCTGTGGGTTTGGCATCGTTGGAAAAAAACCGAGCCCCGTAGTCCTGCGCGGCCAGCGCCATACCCAGGCTTTCCCGCGATAGCTCAATGGGACTCAGGCCAATCAGCCCATCCGAAGACAGGCCCCTCAGATGCCAGATTTCCCCACGCGGCAGGACGATCTCGGAGCTTGCCTGATCCCGGATGCGGTAGCGGTAGTCGCCAGAGGACATCAGCTCCATCCGCACCCGGTCGGGGTGAATCGGGATCAGCTCGGTAATCTCTCCCCGGCTGTTGGCCAGGATCTGACAGAAGGCGTTACCCCTCAAGGCCAGATGCCCCTGCAACATCTCGCGCCACTCGAATGGGTTCTGGTATCGGTTGGGCCGTTTGCCCAACAACTGGTAGAGCCAGTGGTCCGTCACCCGGTCCTTGCCGCCGTCCTTGCGGGGCCGGTAGACCACCAGGGGGAGCGACGCCATGGTCTCCGAGAGAATGCGTACGCAAGCGTAGACCGCAGCCAGGCGCATGGCCGAATCGGCCGAGACACGCATGCCGGAGATACTTCGAGCCGAGACTGGCTCAAAGTAAAAGTCTCCCCAGGGTGAGCGATCACTTTGGACTCCAATCCTGGAGGCTCTGAAGCGGTCAAAGAAGTTAAAAATTCCCATGACGTCAGAGCACCATCAACTCATAGTCGGATCCCAGCACCACCGATTCACCCGGTTTGATCGCCCGTGAGAGGGCCATGATCAGTGCCACGATGCCGTCTATCTTGTTTTCTGGTCTTTCCTTCCTTGGATAGATGTTGTCTTTGACGTCCGTGTGGGCGACCACGTTGCTGGCCATCCAGGCGAGCACCGGGTCGCCGTCATGAACGAGCTTCTTTTGCAGGACCAGGGCCTCGAGCGTCTTCATCGGCTCGCTGAAGTTCAGCACCGTGGGGCGCACTTCAATCATGGGCAGGCCCTCGGACAACATCCGTGTGGACAGCTGCGTGGCCTGGAACGGGTCAAAGGCCACTGCTTGCACTTGAAACCGTGACGAGATGTCCAGCAAATCGGCTTCGATCCAGCTGAAATCGATCACGTTGCCCGGCGTCACCGAGAGGCGTCCTGTATGGGCCCAGCCCTCGTATTGGCTGTTGCCCGCAGCCTGGACCGTGTCCTCAGGCAGGTAGTACTTGCCAAACACCGCGTATGCGTCTGGTGTGTCAGGATGCTCGAACACCATGACGAGCGCCGCAATGTCCGTCTTGCTGGCCAGATCCAGACCAAGCCAGCAGGGCTGGCCCAGGAACTGATCGAGCTCAAGATCGGGGTTGGCACTGGCATCCCAGGACCGCATGTCCATCCAGGCCGTGTCTGCACTCACCCATTCGTTGAGGTGCTTGGTCTTGAAGTTGTTGACCGCGCTGGGCAACTGCATGGCCTTGGCCTGCAGGGGCACCAGGATCTCCTCGCGCACCGAGATGCCCCAATTGGGGTTGGCTTTGATGAGCGAGTTCTTGGCGGCCCAGTCATCACCTTCATCGAGCCCATAGATGATCCCGAACTGGGAGTCGTCTTCGAACACCCTGTTGAGCAGCTTTGTGACAAAGCTTCGGACCTCGTAGCAGATGCCCGATCGGTTGCTGCCAGCCGTGGTGATCACCCACAGCAGTGAGTTGTCCCGCTTGCCGGTACCGGTCTCCACCACGTCATAGACCGTTCGGGTTTTGTGGGCGTGCAACTCGTCGATGCAACCGAAGTGGATGTTCAAGCCGTCGAGCGTGGAGCCTTCTGCCGAGAGCGCCTCGAACTTGGAGCCGGTCTGAAGCACATGCATGTTGTGCGCTCCGACGTTCACAGCAAAACGGTTCCTGAAACCCGGGCTCAGGCGCGCCATGGTCTGAGCATCGCCAAAGACGATGCGGGCCTGATCGCGGGTGGTGGCCAGCGAATACACCTCAGCGCCACCCTCGCGGTCGGCTGCCAGCATGTACAAGCCAACTGCCGAGGACAGGGTGGACTTGGCGTTGCCCCGAGGCACCTCGATGTAGGAGCGCCTGAAGCGGCGCTTGCCGTCTGATTTGACCCACCCGAAGACCGTGGACAGGATGAACACCTGCCAGGGCTCCAGAACGATCATCTTGCTGGCCAGTGGGCCTTTGACGTGGGGCAATCGCTCAATGAAGGCGCACAGGTTGTCCGCAGGCCTGTAGGGCCTGCCGTAGCGGTCAAGCAGTTCAGGGTTGAATTGGTAGAGACTGCTCTTACGTTTGAAACGGACCAGGTCATCGAGTTGGCGTTTGCAGGCTTTCTGGACCCACTCGCAGGTCA